GCTAGGTATAACTAAAAAACAGGACGCTATCAACTTATATTTTAATACAGAAGTAGAAGACAGCGACTTAATACACAATATACTAGCAGAATTATATTGGTACGAGCGCGAATTGTTTAAACTGTATGTACTAGGTAAGCATAAAGACAAAAAGTATACATACAGCACACTAAGCCAACATACAAAAATTAGTCGTATGTCTATATATACTACGATAAAAGGCGTAAAGCGTTACGTGCGTCGTAGGTTAAAAGAGTTTAGGAATGATTTATAAAGAACTAGCAAGGCTTATAGATTACGATATACCTTGTATAGAGTTTTACAACGAAGAAGGCGAACTAGAATATACGGCTACTTTAGAAAATTTTGTATTTGTAGATATTGACATAATATTACATGAAGACTACGACCCTTTTGGAATAATAAAACTACAAAGGAATGAAAAAACCAAACTTAATGATAAAGGCGTACAACCTACTAAAGGCAAGCTATAAGCACGCAAAAAATGACTTTGAAAAAACTGAACAAACAATATATAATGATCGCGTCCACATTTGTAGTCGCTGTACTTTTTACGATTATAGCGATAATAGCTGTAGTGTTTGCGGTTGTCCAATTGCCACTAAGGCTACTTGGCAAAGCGAAAACTGCCCAAAAGGAAAATGGTAAAAGATAAAACAATAACTAATATAGTAGTAATATGGTGCTAGACAAAGCAACCTACGACAAAGTAGTTAAGTCGTGGGCTAAATGTCCTAACGGCAACTGCAAAACACACGAAGACAAAGCGGCTATAATTACTTTGTATAACAAAATATATAAAGAAAATTATAGAACTAACACAAACTGCAGCGCTTGTTTAAACGCTGTATATAAAAGTTTTAAACACATAGTAGAAAATGGAAATACCTAAATATTATATAGGCAAAACACACAAATACGAAGCAAGCAAAGTAGTAGAAGACTTTCAAGCAGATAGCTACAACTTAGGTACAGCTATAACTTACTTGCTACGCGCAGGTAAAAAACCAAACAACCCTATAGAACAGGATATACGTAAAGCTATAGATCACTTGCACTTTGAACTAAACAGAATTAACGCAGACAAAGAAAAAGTAAATTTAATATATGAAAATACAAGTAGCACCTATTAGTAGTATATATCCTAACAAGCAAAACCCTAGAATAGTAAATAAGGCTAAATTTGAAAAGCTAAAAAAGTCTATACAAGAATTCCCAGAAATGCTACACCTACGACCTATAATAGTAAACGAAAGCTATATAGTGCTAGGCGGTAATATGCGCTATAAGGCACTTGTAGAACTAGGCTATACAGAAGTACCAATAATAAAAGCAGAAGACCTAACAGAAAGGCAGGCGCAGGAATTTATAGTAAAAGATAATTTAAGCTTTGGCGACTGGGACTGGGATATACTAGCTAACGAATGGGATAGCGTAGACCTTGAAGACTGGGGGCTAGACGTATGGCAAAACGAAGACGACATAATAGCACACGAAGACACTACAGAAGACAATAAAGAACAAAAAGTAGTATGCGCTTTATGCGGTAGGTAGTACACAAAATTACACACTATGCAGGATAGAACAATAAATAAAAAAGTAGCTATGTTAGAAGCCTTAGAACAATCGTTAGGCGTAGTTACTACAGCGTGCAAAGTAGTAGGTATAGAACGTAAGACGCATTACAACTGGCTAGACCAAGACGAAGACTATAAGGCTGCAGTAAAAAGTATAGAAAACGTAGCTATAGACTTTGCTGAAAGTCAGCTACATAAGCAAATAAAAAAAGGTAGTACGCAAGCTACTATATTTTACTTAAAGACAAAAGGCAAAAAGCGCGGATATGTAGAACGTCAAGAACACGAACTAAGCGGCGGTGCTAGACCTATTAACATACAAATAGATATTGACGAAGACTAAGCTAACAAAGAAGCAAGGGCTAGCGCTAAGGTATCTTAACGACAAGGTAACTACAGAAGTTTTATTTGGCGGTAGTGCAGGCGGTGGCAAGTCTTATTTAGGTGCTGTATGGCTTATATACCTTTGCACTAGCTACAGCGGTATACGTTGCTTAATGGGCAGAAGTAAACTAGACAACCTAAAGAAAACTACTCTTAATACTTTCTTTGACGTATGTAAGCAGTTCGAATTACAAGCTAACATAGACTACACTTTTAACGGCAGTAGCAATATAGTGCGCTTTAGTAATGGAAGCGAAATAATACTAAAAGATTTATTTTTATACCCTTCTGATAAAAACTTTGATAGCTTAGGATCTTTAGAAATAACTGCAGGCTTTATAGACGAAGCTAACCAAGTAACTGAAAAGGCAAAGCAGATAGTAAGCAGTAGACTGCGTTACAAGCTAGACGAATACGGCTTAACGCCAAAGCTACTTATGACTTGCAACCCTGCTAAGAACTGGGTGTATAGCGACTTTTATAAGCTACATAAAGAAGACAGGCTACCAACACATAGGAAGTTTATACAGGCGCTAGTAGACGATAACAAGCATATATCTAAACACTACAAAGAACAGCTACTAAAGCTAGACGAAATAAGCAAGCAACGTTTATTATACGGCAACTGGGAGTACGACGACAGCGACGACAAGCTAATTAACTACAACGCTATACTAGGCGCTTTTGAAATAGACAACGTACCTACAGGCGATAAGTATATAAGCGCAGATATAGCGCGCTATGGTAAAGATAAAACGTGTATAGTATACTGGAACGGCTTACGAGCCGAACAATTTAAAGTAATAGACAAGAATAGTATAACAGAGGCATCTAACGCAATACGCGATATGCAGAAAACTTACGAAGTACCGCTACAAAATATAATTGTAGACGACGACGGCGTAGGTGGTGGCGTTACTGATATACTACGCTGTAAGGCGTTTGTAAACAATTCTAAGGCACTTAAAGGCGAAAACTATATAAACTTAAAGACACAATGCTATTACACGCTTGCAGACGCTATAAACAAGTCTAAGCTATATATACGCACCAATAACACAGCGTACAAAAACTTTATAATACAAGAACTAGAGCAGGTAAGGCGTAAAAATTTTGACAAAGACGCTAAACTACAGCTAATAAGTAAAGATCAAGTAAAGCTTGCTATAGGTAGGTCGCCAGACTTTAGCGACGCGTTAGCAATGCGTATGTATTACGAATTAAAACCGCAAGGTAAATACTACGTACACTAAAAAAAAGGGCAGTAATAAAACCGCCCTTCTACAAAAACAATGAAATATAAGTAAGGCATAAGCCTTAATAAAGTGTTACAATATACTCAAATTTTAATTTTTATATTTTATAGTATGCAAATAGTTATTAACGAACAGTCCTACTACGTACCTAGCGCTTTTAACGAAGTAAAGCTAGGTAACTTTATAGACTACATGGCGCAATATAATGAAGAAGACAACGAAGCTAAAAAGCAGTTAGTGTTAGTATCTACGTTAACTGGTGCGCCTAAGTTATTATTAGAAAAAGCAAAAAAAAGCGTAGTCGACCAAGCGGTAGAAGAACTTAGTAAAATGCTAAAGACAAAGGCGAGCGAAAAACTAAATTTAATTTTTGTAATAGACGAAATAGAGTACGGCTTTCACCCTAACTTACACGAATTAAAGCTAAAAGAATTTGTAGACCTTGACAACAAACTAGCTGACGGGTGGCAAAGTATGGCAGAAGTTATGGCTATACTATACCGACCTGTAACAAAGCGTAAAGGAGACAAATACAGAATAGAAGAATACGACTTTAAAACAGCAAAACATAGGGCTAAGTTATTTAAACAAGAACTAAGCGTAGATACTGTTAACGGTGCAGCGGCTTTTTTTTTGAGTATCGCCGTACAATATCTGAACATTACGCGACAATTTTCGGAAAAGTTGAACAGGAAACAAAGGAGAAAAGCTACGCGTCAGATGAAGAACAATTTAGCAAAAAATATGGTTGGTACTCTATAATATACACGCTAGCAAATGGCAATATTTTAAAATTTGACAGCGTGCTAGAATTAACAGTAGACGAGTGCTTTAATTTTATAGCATATCAAAAAGACTTAAACTATTTAGAAAGTAAATAAATGGGAATACTATACAAAGGGTTACACGTAAAAAACGCAACGCTAGAACAGCTATATAACTTATTTAGAGATATAGGCACGCAGCACTTATTGATACAAACTACTACTGTAGGCGATATATTTGAAGTAGACTTAGTAAAAACAACCTACCCCTTATTACATGTAGCTACTAATACAGCTACTTATTCTAGCGGACAGTTAGAGTATACGTTTCAGCTTATAGTTATGGACTTAGTTAATAAAGACGAAAGTAACGAAGAAGAAGTGTTAAGCGATATGCTACAAGTAATAGGCGACGTGTTAAGCGTGCTTTTTAACAGCGACTTCGATACTGACTATACTGACTTTAGACACGAAATAAGAGTACAGGAAAATATAACGTGCGAGCCTTTTACTGAGCGTTTTGACAATGAAGTAACGGGTTGGACGGCAGACGTAAATATAGTAGTGCAATTTGACGCGTCGGCGTGTACTGGATCAGTACCTTTTAGTACTTAAAAAGAATGTGTTACAAAAAAAACATAACAACAAAGTAACACAACTAAGAAGTATGTATATAGTAATATAGTAATATAGATAATAGTAATATAATATAAATAGTAAAAAATGGCGACAACAGTAACCGCAGCAACACTAACAGTTAACATACAAGAAAGCATAACGCTTAACGGTGTAACTTACGATAAAACGACTACTAAAAGTATAGCAAGCGTAGCAAACTATCACAGTCGAGTAGTACAGCTAAAAGCTTCTACTACCCATACTTTAATAGGTTTGGCTGCAGACCCTTCTAGCGGTAAATTTGACAGCGACGACTTTAAGTATATGCGTTTGACAAATTTGGACGATACGAACGCTATACAGCTTAATTTAACTGATCCTAGCGACGCTACAGTAGCTATAGAGATAGGCGCAGGCAATAGCTTTACTTTATTCGATACTAGTATAGACGGCAACGCAAGCGGCGCAGCTATTACGACTACACCGCACACTATAGAAAGCGTAGTAGTAGTTACACCTGCTGCAGAAGTAGACGTAGAAATAGTAGTAGCTACTGTATAGTGAAGACAGCAAATACAGAAAAAGTATTCAAAGCTTTTGCCGAAAAAACTACTGAAATGGCTAAAAGCATTTTGCGTAGTAAAGGCAAAAATGCTAGCGGCAATTTAGAAGACAGTATAGATTACGATTTAAAAGTATATCCTAGCGGCGGTTTAGAGTTACAATTTAAAGCTGCAGAATACGCAAAGTTTGTAGACAAAGGAGTAAGCGGAACTAAAAAAAGATATAACACGCCTTACAGATATAAAACTAAACAACCGCCTAGCGGTGTAATAGATAAATGGGTAGTACGTAAAGGTATAAGACAAGCACGCGACGATAAAGGTAGATTTATAGAGCGCAAAAGTTTAGTTTTTGCAATAGCTAGAAATATAAAACTATTTGGTATAGAGCCTACAAACTTTTTTACTAGGGCGTTTAACTTTGCATATAAAAAGCTACCTGCAGAAGTAGTAAAAGCATACGCAAAAGACTACGCAAAATTTTTAAGAACAGTAACACAAAAAACAATATAAAATGGCAGTTAGTTTTATACAGCAACCTACACTAAAAATATACGCTGCTTACGACGATATAGTATTTACACTACAAAACGGTGCTACTACGCAGTTTTACCACAAATACATTTTAAAAGTTTTTGTTAATCAAACGCTAGTAGCTACATTAAAAGCAAGCGCTAACGAACAAGGTAACGGAATATTTAAAATAGAAAATATTATACAGGACTTTTGCACTACTGACATAGACGGTTATATATCTACTACGGGCGGTAGCAGCACTAGTAACGGTGTTACTGCAAACACAGCGCAGCACGCTATACATAAAATAGATGCTTTTGCTAGTAACAAAAGTAACCTTATCCAGTTTAGGGTAGAAGGTACAGAAGAGTTTTCGACTACTGCAGACGGTACAGTAACAGAGCAAAGTATAACAGCGTTTAGTTTAGCTAAAAATGCATTTAACGCAGTTACACAAATAGAAAACGGCTTCGAAACTTTTAACGCTTTTGACTTTGTTTTATCAAGTACAAACAGCAAACTACTAACGGGTTTTGACAGTACAATAAATAGAAAAATACGTAGTAACGACTATCATACTTTAGCTTTTTTGAATGGTAAGTGGGGTAATTCAGGATCACAGCAAAGTTTACCTGATAAGTTTGTAGTTAAATTTTATAACGACGCAAACGTACAACAAGGTAGCACTATAGATTACGATATAGACTCTACAGCTAGTAACGGTGCTTTGTTTGGTAGCATACTACAACACACAGTAGCAAACCCTACAATATCGCAAGCAGGGCTAGTATACTTTGGGTGTGGATTAAAAAACATAACAAATAACGGGGCTAGCATACCTGCGACAGCTACATACTATACAGTAAATGCCGAAAATAGTAGTAACACTATAAGCGCTATATATAGGTTTGACATAGTAGGCGACGACTGTAAAAATTTTGAAACTATACGCCTAGCATACTTGAATAGGTTAGGTACATACGATTACTACAATTTTAGCAAGCGTAGCACGCGAACAACTGCAGTGCAAAAAAACACCTTTAAAAAAGCATATGGCAACTTTCAAAATGCAAAATACAGCTATAATGTATATCAAGGCGGTACAAATAATTACGGTGTAACAGCTAACGAAACTATAGAAGCAAATACAGACTTTATAAGCGAAGAAGAAGCGTCAGCACTAGAAGAGTTGTTTACTAGCCCTAGCGTATTTATGCAAAACACAAACGGCGACTATGAGCCTGTAGTAATTACAGAAAGTGAATACACAAAGCAGACTACCGCTAATGATCGTATAATACAATATACAATAGGACTACACAAATCACATAACAAAAGAATACAGCGTAACTAATGGTTAGACTAGTAGCATACGATAGTAATAACAATCCTACAGAATTAGACTTATTTGGTGGCGAAACTATACCATTAACGCTAAATGTAGACGACTTACGAGAAGTAGGTAATAGAAACGGCGGCTATAGTAAAGACTTTGACTTACCTTTTACAAAAGTTAACAATAAATTTTTTAATCATATATACGACTTACAAGTAGATAGCACCTACAACCCTTTTACAAATTTAAGAGCAGAACTTTATATAAACGAAAATTTAGTTTTTGCAGGAGGTTTATACTTACAAGGTTTTGTAGATAAAGACGCACAAAAACACTATACAGTAAACCTGTTTAGTAATACTGTAAGGCTTTTAGACAGTTTAGGAGAGGCTACACTAAACGATTTAGATTATTCTGATTTAGACCATACTTTTACAGAAGCTAACGTTTTAAATAGTCAAACTAGTACAGGCGTTACACTTACCGCAGGAGGTACTACTACAAACGTGTTTTACCCTTTGACACAAACTAAAGGTATATTAACAGACAATGCAGGGCTACGTATTATTTCTAGTAGAAACTATACGCCTTTTGTAAGCTTAAAATATATATTAGATAAAATATTTGCATTTGCAGGCTTTGCGTATCGTAGCGACTTTTTTAATACAGCTACTTTTACAGACATATATACAGACACAGGGTTAGCAGACTTTAGCAGTAACGCTAGCTTTGATTACGCCGCAGCGTATACTGGTATACCATACGCAGACGTTAACTGGCAAAGCGGTAGCGACGACTTTAATATAATAGACGCTATACAAGACCCAGAATTAGCAATAACTAGTAACAACACATACCAAAGCGCTACAGGAGGCGCGCCTTCTTCACATAAAACTAGTTCTAGTTTATTTATACCATACGTCAAAGTAATTAACGCTGCAAGCACTAACAATAATGTAAACCAAGAAAGCGGTGCTACAGGTTTACAAGACCCAAGTAACATATATAATATTGGTATTATAACTGCACCTACTGATAATTTTGAATTTGAACTATTAACAAACTACTATATTTACGGCGCTGTAGGTACTAATGTAACTTTATCTGCAGTTATAGGTAGCGGTAGTAGCACTAATACTATAGTACTTTCTTCTATAACTATACAAAATAATATATTTTTGAGTGGTTTAACTAACGCTTTTGATAATATAGGTGTATATGATTTTTATACTTTAAATCTACAAAACGATACTTTCAGCTTACAATTAGAAGCATCGGCAGATATTTATTTAATGCCTTACAAAATAGGCTACGACATGTCGCAGTTTTTAGCAGGCGGTTGCGGTATAATTAGTAATGGTATACCAGATAGTTGCGGTATAGAGTTTTACGACGGAATACATAGAAATCTATATCCTACAGAAGTTTTTATAAATCCTATTGCGCAAAACGGTAGTATAGACGATAGAATTAAAAACAATCATACAGACGTAAAGCTAAAAGATATATTTAGCGACATTACAAAGCTATTTAACTTATACGTTGACACTACAGAAAACGACAAAGAACTAAAGATAGAGCCGTACAACGATTACGTAGCCGCAGGCAGTACGCTAAACTGGACAGAAAAAGCAGACTATACGCAGGTAGTTAGCGCTTACGAAGACTTACCAAGCGTTATTAAATTTATGTATAATAATGACAAAGACGACTACGCCCTAAATCAGTACAAAAAAAACGCAAACGTAGACTACGGAAGTTTTAAACTAATTTTGAACACAGACAAAAAACAAGAAGAAGAAATAAAGCTAGACGTATTTAGCGCTACTGCAGTAGTACATTATAGCACGTCGCACCCTTATAGTAGCGTTGTGCAACGCGACGAAGCAGGTGTATTTGAGCGACTTAAAAACAAGCCGAGATTAGTTTACAAAAACTTTACACCTATTGGCGTGCCAACAGACGATCTTATAAATATAGTAGATCATACGAGCTACCATATGGCTAGCCATTATAACGATACGCCTGCTAACATTAACGCTACTACTTTAGATTTAAACTTCGGATTCACACAGCCTGTATATATAGCTAATAGTCTAAACACTATAAAAAATTTATTTAATACATACTACTATAGGTATATACTAGAACGGTATACAGAAGACAGGACTTTTATAAAAATAAATATAAGACTTTCAGAAACAGATATAGCTAACTTTAGATTTAACAACAAAGTAAGACTTAAAAATCAAACCTACTTAGTAAACAAAATAGAGTATAACGCAGGCGAAAACGGAATAAGCAAAGTAGAACTAGTAAAAATATAATGAAACAAGTAGCTAGAATAATAACAAATACAAAGCAAGTTAAGTTTTTAGACCCTAACGGCGCAGAAGTAGCAGGTAACGCAGATGACTGTAGGGCTGTAGGTGGCAAGTTTAAAAATAGAATATGTGTACTACCTTCTATTTCTCAAGCGCAGCCTAGCTTTACTGCTAACAATATAAGCGCAGGTCAAGGCAATAGCATAGAACTAGCGCAAAACTGTAACGTAACAGGTAATTATAACCAGGTTTTAGGCGCTGACTTTGCAACTGTACAAGGCTATAATAGCAAAGCAATACGCTTTGGTGAATTTGTACAGGGTTTTAGCGATAAGGTAGCTAGGGCGCAAAGAAGCGTTTTAATGTTTCAAGGACGCACTACGGACGCTAACTATACCGAAGTGTATTTAGGTGGCGTAGACAACAAGCGTTTTATAGTAGACGAAATTAAACAAACTTTAATAGGTTTCGAAGCGTACGTGTTAGGTTTTAGAGTAGATAGCGGCGGTTTAGGGCAAAGTATGAATAAATTTCAGCACGCTACATTTGCTGTTACAAATGGCGAACTATCGCAAATAAGTACAACTGGTACAAAGACAAATAACAAAAACCATAGTAATAGTTGGAATAATAGATATACAGCAACAAGCGACACGCCAGACTATATAAAGGTCGAGTGTAAAGGGGTTAGCGGTGCTACTATAGACTGGACTGTTATACTATATGTTAACGAATTAAGAACAGACGCTATATAATGAAAAAAGAAACACATATAACTTTTAAGCTAGTAGGAGACGTTATAGCTATAGGTTTTGCAGGTCTAAAAGACACGCTACCGCTTATAACAAAATACAAAAAAGGTAACAAAATAATAACTGGAAAATGGCAAGCGAAGAAAAGGTACTTATAACCGTAAAAGTAGACGACAAGCAAGCAAAAAGTAGCTTAGAAAACGTTACAAAGTCTACAAAAGCAACTAGTAATACTGCTTTAGAAGCGGCAGGCAGTTTTACAGTAATGGGCGTAAGTCTTAATAGTGTTAAAGCAGGTTTTGCAAAAGTTATACCTATAGCGCGCATGATGTTTGCCTCTATAAAAGCAGGTTTAATATCTACAGGTATAGGCGCTTTAGTAGTAGCTGTTGGATCGTTACTAGCTTTTTTAATAAAGACAAAGGAAGGGTCAGAGATACTTACAGTTACCTTTAAAGCTATGGGTGCCATTGTAAATGTTTTAGTAGATCGTTTAAGCGACTTAGGCGGCGCTATTATAAAAGTATTTCAAGGCGATTTTAAAGGCGCACTAAACGACGCAAAAAAAGCAGTAAGCGGTATAGGCGACGAAATGCGTAAAGAATTTATGGAAACAGGAAAGCTAGCTATAGCTTTTAATAAACTGCGCGACGCAACTAGGGCTATCAATGTAGAAACAGCCGCTAGGCGTGCAGAAGTAGAAGCGCTTAAATTAGTTGCAGAAGACTTGTCTAAAGGCGAAGAAGAAAGATTAGAAGCTGCACAGGAAGCTTTTAAAATAGAAAATGAACTATTAAACCAAAGGGTAGCAAATGCAGAAGAAGCGTTAAGAATACAACAAGAAGAAATGGCTATGAGTAAAAACATGGCAGAAGACCTAGACAAAGAAGCACAGCTACAAATAGAGCTTTTTAACATAAAACAAGAAAGTATAACAAAACAGATAGAATTAAATAACAAAATAAACAGTATAAAACGCGAAGCAGAAGCAAAAGAATTAAAAGCGCTAGATGAAATAAAAAAGAAAGCAGAAGAAGTAGAACAGGCAAAGTTAGATTTAGCAAGCGAAACAGCACAAATGCTACAAGATTTTAATGTAGCAATGATAACAGACGAAAAAGAAAAAGAAATAGCAATACTAGAAAATGCAAAAATAGCAAGGGAAAAAGAAATAGAAGAAAGTTTAGCAGATCGAAAAACTAAAGACGAAGCACTTATATTGTTAAACGAAAAATTTCGCCTTGACCTAGCAAATATTTTTACAAAGTTTCAGTTAATCGAAGACAAACAAAACGAAGAAAATCTAAAAAAACAAGAAGACGACTTTAGGGCAGTACAAGACACTAAAATTAACGCTATGAATTTAGGTCTTAACGCTATGGCTGACGGCTTTGGTAGGGAAACTGCGGCAGGTAAAGCGGCGGCTATAGCACAGGCTACTATGAATACACACACAGCCGCTACACGTGCTTTAAAAGATTTTCCTGTTCCTTTTAACTTTGTAGCTATGGCAGGTATAATTACTACAGGTTTACTACAAGTTAAAAAAATTATGGATACACCTAAACCTGCTAAAATGAATACTGGCGGATTAGTAGGCGGTATAGGTACAGGCACTAGCGACAGCGTAAATGCTAGACTGTCTAAAGGCGAAAGCGTAATAAACGCGCGTTCTACGCGTATGTTTAAGCCGCTTCTGTCTGCTATAAACGAAGCAGGCGGCGGGTCTGCGTTTGCAGACAAAAGCAGTATATCTACGCAGTCGCAAGGTATTACAGGCGGTGTAGTTAAAGCGTTTGTAGTAGCTGACGAGATGACTAACACGCAGGATAGACTAACAAAAATAAGAAGAAAAGCAACAATATAAAATATAAAATTATGCCTTGTAAAAAATGCGAAAACGGTAAGTATAGATTTGGTAACGGCGACTGTAAATATAACACGCTAGAAGCCTGCGAAGCAGCACACCAGACATACGATATTATAGAACTAGTAATAGACGAAGAACACGAAGCTATAGCTATAGACGCTATAAGCCTAGTAACAGAGCCTGCAATTGAAGAAGACTTTGTGTATATGAATAAACAGCAAAAGGCTATAACGCTGTCTAAAATAGACGAAGACAAACGACTTATAGTAAGCCCTGCGCTTATTCCTTATAAGCAAATATATAGATACAACGAACGCAAAGACGCGCACTACTACGTATACTTTACAGCCGAAACTGTAAGGCAGGCTGCGGAAGCTTTTATAAAATATCACAATAATAATAACGCTACAGTACAGCATGAATACAAAGTAGCAGGCGTAAGCGTTATAGAAAGTTGGATAGTAGAAAACAGCACAAACGACAAGTCTAACTTATACGGCTACGAATTGCCTAAGGGTACCTGGTTTGTTACAATGCGTATAGAAAACGACGAAGTATGGCAACAAGTAAAAGACGGCACGCTTAAAG